GTTTGGAACTATGCCTGCAATTGCGCAGGCTCGTACGCTAGGAACTACAGCGGCTCGTATGTTGGATAAGAAGTTTCCGACATATAAGACGTCTCGTGGGGGTAAGCAATCCACAACAGTAGAAGGGACACTTGAAGCAGGTGTCTTTATCGATGGGCTCAATCGACCGATTTTTAATCATCGGTCGTGTGTCTACGACATAAGAAGTTCTGCTTACAAAAGGTGTAGTGCGGGGATTGTTGTCAGTAATCCTCGTCTCAGGAATTCAAATAATCTCGGCGCTGTTGCTGCCGAAGGATGGGAACTCCTACCCTTAAGTTTTTTGGCAAACATGTTTGTGGATCTCTCATCTCTGTTAAAAGAGTGCAGGCCCATTCCAGGGCGTGTTGAGGGATCGTGGGCTACGTCGATTGTCGACTCCACATATCAATATACGATGAAAGAGGTCACAGGTCTCATTACTGAGAAACCGTGCATTTTTACAATCCATAAGACATGGATTCATCGTGACGTTGGTATTACAAGAACAGGAATGTTACATTTGGGTCCAGGATTGAATTCCATTGGCAAAATGGTGTCAACTCTTGCGCTCGGCATTTCCTTTAAAAAGTAATTAAGAAATGGAGTACATGTTATGAGTAACATAGCATTTTACACTGATGTAACCCTGACCTCTAACGTTCCTACAGCACAGCTGACTTTTATTTGTATCGAGAAGTCGCCTTCAAAAGCGGTTTTTCTCGATGTCTCAACTACGGATACACGACTGCAGCAGAAAATAACTGTTACGGTTCGCCCCGGAGACGAGATCAGCAAAGTGCGCCAAAAGTTCGTGATCTCTCATATATACCCCATTCTTGTGAATGAGGGAGAGGTCGACGAGTATGTAGATGTTCGTATCACACGTGTGGAGACGGAAACACCGCCTTCATATATGTATTCTGACAGACTGCAGGCAGCTATCACCGGTGTAAACCGGGCTGCGTATCTGATTAACGGTTTTAATACCCAAAATGCGGATATCGCTAGCATGCTGAAGTATGGAACGGTTGTTTGTGACTAGGCAATAACGCCCATCAATCATTTGGAGAAACCAATGAAAGATTTAGTCGCGAAGAGGTTATGGGATGCCCTCTATAAAGATTTCTCCCGTATTGATCCGACTGTTGAGCTTTTTGCAAAAAACGGCGCGAAAGCGCTAGCTCATGGTTTTCCAACTTTTAGGAAATTCTCATTTCCGACAATCGACGAAACATCAGTCGGTTCGTTTAGAAGGATGACACAGTTAGAACATATGTTCGACAAGTTTATCGCAGATTCTGACGATAAACAACAATCTGACCTCGATATTGAGGCCCTTCGAAACTTCGCCGATAGTCAGAAGAATGTGATCTCGAGATTACCCGAGAGTACACGCTCTTTTATGCTGTTACGCGAAATTAGAAGGATTGTCAAGATAATGCTAGGGAAGGTTCCCGATGCTGTATCTTTTGTCGATTGGAGAATACCCAGTAAGGCATCTGTAGGGGTTACTAGGGAAAATGGCTATCTCTTTGAGAAGCTTAACCACCTAAGTGGCACAGCAGAGCAGCATTTGATTTTAGATCGGATGCTGAGGGGTTGCGCATGGAGGACAAAGAGAATCTTGTCCGACCATGTTTCTGCCTCGGCCGTACCGAAAAAGTGGAACAAGGCCCGCATTATTGCGGCTGATACTGTCGCCAGTGGCATCGTTTCTAACGCCATTGGAAATTATATCAGTGATAGGTTAAAGAAATCTGTCGGTATTGACATTGAGAAACAGCAACATGTGCACAGACGCCTTATGCGCGAGGCTTCCCTAAAGGGGGATCTCGCAACTTTGGATCTTAGCGCAGCATCTGATTCATTCAGTATACCTTTTATGAGACGTGTCCTCCCTTCTGGGTGGTATCGTCTCCTGACTAATGTCAGAACTCGGCATATTGAAGTTGATGGGACAATTATGTCCTTGCAGTTTTTTATGACCATGGGGGTTGGTTACACATTCCCCCTCCAGACGCTCCTGTTCTATGCTATTATCCAGTCTGTTAAGAACCTCCTAAGGTCCACGATGCCACACGACTTTCCGGGAATTATCTCGGTATATGGTGACGACTGCGTTTTTCCAACGAGTCTTTATCCATACGTCGTGCAGTGTCTGAACGATCTGGGTTTTAAGGTTAATAGAGAGAAATCCTTTTTTTCGGGTTTCTTCCGCGAATCTTGCGGCGAGGATTGCTACAAGGGTAGAAGCGTTCGGCCTGCATTCCTGAAATGGAAATTTCAGGACACAGCATGTAACCTGTACGTGTTTTTAAACGGGCTTCTTCGTCGTTTTAATAAGACGGAGATACCTATCACGTATAGATATATAGTTACATTACTATGTTATCTTGATGGGGAGGTTCTATTGGTTCCTCCTTCATATCCGGATTTTGCAGGACTTCACACAACATCTCCCGATTTTATCGGTGATAACGATGAGCTCATTGATTACTCTCTGATCTGGCGTTTTAACGCAGCAGGTGAGAGTGGAAAAAATGGTCTGTGTGAAGGATACAGTTTTTGGTGTAAAACAGTGAAAGATGATGGAAAAATTGCGGTTAATGACCGCGTTCACATCAGTAATACTTTCATTGAACAGATTAGACCGACCTCCGACGATCGCCCCTTTAAGAAGGTGTGGTTAGTCCCTGGAAAGAATAATCGAACACAGGCTGTATACGATATTCACTGCCATACACAGGGTGAAACACTGTGGAAGGACTTCACCTATAAAAAGGGAAGAAAAATGGTAGTGCGTACTGGTCTTCGGCGGCATCGGG